CCCGACGCACCAGTGGCCGCCGGTCTCCGAGTTCTGGTTCTACTACCTGTCGCGCGAGTGGCGGGTCGGGAAGGACGGGCAGGCCGCCAACGCACCGCACACGGACGTCGCCCACGACCCGGCCGGGTTCGCCTGCGACTTCGAGGCGACGTGGGGCTACGGCCTGCGGCCGGACGCGGCCACGCGGAACCCGGAGTGGCAGCAGTTCGCCGTCGCGAACTACAAGGAGTTCTGCACTGACATCGTGGCGACGCTAAAGAGGCGGTGACGTAGATGGTGACCGCCTTCCAGGCTGACGCCGTCCAGACTGACGCCTTCCAGGTTGACACCGCTACGGCGACCGTCGTCGTCGGCCCACCGTCGCCGCCGACAGGCGTGTGGATACGGAGGCCGCCGAGGTACTACATCCCTGGCGTCGACGTCGTCGAGATCATCACCGGGCGCGGCAACGCCGTCATCCCCGTGCTCACGGCGAGCGGGCACGGTTCGGTCTCCGCGGCGTCGGACATCGTCGCGGCGACAGTAGCGCTCGCGGGCGCGTCGGCGTCCGGCCACGGTACTGTCGGCGCGCGCGTGGAGTCCGCAGCGGCACGCGTCCCCGCCGGTACCGCCGTCGCGTCCGGGGACGGGACCGTCGTCGCTGGCATCACGTGCGCGTCGGCGCGCGTCGAACTCGTCTCGGCCGTAGCGGTCAGCGGCTTCATTGACGTCGACCGGCGCCCGCTCCTCCTCGCGCAGGACGACGAGCTGCTGCTGTATGACTGATTTGGTAGCCGAGTGAGACTGACGAGTAGTAAGCTAAGCCGTACCGCACAACACGAGCACGCTATGCCGGACCCGGCCGTCATACTCATCACGGCGTCGATCGCGGGCATGTCCTGCGCTTTCGTCTATGTCGTCTCGAGGTCGCGCAGGCGGCGGGCGCGCGCGCGCCCGCAGGTACTGGCAGGCGCGGTTCGCCTGGCGCCAGCAGGTCCGCGCGGAACTCAGGCGGCAGGGACAGGCGGCGGTCGGCCGCGCGGCGCCGCGGCCGGTGCGCCGATCGGCCGCGCGCGAGATCCAGCGGAAGGCTCTACAGCGATGACGTCCCGCGCGCTGCATTCGGATACGTTCGGAGACGTCGTCAACGTATATATCGAGCAGCGACGCGAGACGATCGACGTTACGTCCGTCTCGGATGTATCCCGCAGGTTCATGCCAGGACCGAGGGTGACCGATCTTACGCTGGAGATCGCATGGCCGACAGACGTCGCGCTCCCCTTCTTCGGCGGCGAAGAGTTCGACGTCGAAGAGACGTTCATGGTCCCCGGCGGCCGCGCGGCCCGCGTCGCTGGCCGCGCCTATGTCGCAGATAGGTCTAGGATCAGCCTCAGGGCCACGATGACCGTGACCTTGCGCGGTGCGCTCACGGTCACTGCCGTCGACCCAACCGCCGAATCCATCCGCCGCCGCGTCCGCGAGATCCGAAGGAGCCTCTGATGCCGAGCGCGAGCCCGCCGATCACACCATACGTCCTCTCACCGCACGTCGCGGACCTCGTCGTCGAGGACGGAGGCGTCCGCTACCGCGACGAGTCGCTCCGCCGGAGGAAGGTCGCCATCTGCGGCGGGCCTGGCCAGCGCGACATGCCGTGGGACGATCCGGCGTACGAGTGCTGGGCGATGAACAACTTCTGGAACGGCGCGCGCGACAGCCAGGGACGGATCGCGGCGAGCCGGTGGTTCGAGCAGCACCAGATCTTCCCGGATCCGGACGGTCTGCACTACCTGGACGAGATCCAGAATGCGAACGATCTGGCGTGGATCCGCGAGTGCCCGGTCCCGCTCTACACGACGGAGCCGTTCCCGGAGAACCCGACGGCGGTCGTCTTTGACGTCGACGCGCTCGTCGCGAAGGGCTACCGCGACTACTTCACCTGCACGTTCGCCTACCAGGTCGCGCTCGCGCTCGACGAGGGGTTCCGTGAGCTGCGCGTCTGCGGCATCGAGCTGCTGCTCGGGACGAAGCGCGAAGCGACGGTCGAATCCGCGTGCTTCAACTACTGGCTCGGCCTCGCCGAGGGACGTGGGATGCGGATCGATCTCGCGCCGTGCATTGGCCGGTCGGTCGCGTTCGGCCGCATGGCGCCAGAGTCGCAGTTCCTGCTGAACCACCCATGGCGGTACGGCCATGAGTACTGGCTCGAAGCGGACTTCACTGCGTTTTTCGTCTCGCGGTGGGATACGAAGAAGGTCGCTGTATGAGTCACCGCGTCTGGCACGTCAAGGCGCTCCGGCTCGAATGGTGGAAGACGCACACCATGTTCGGCGCGGCGACCTACACGCTGCGGTGCCGGTTCCTGAGATGGGAGCCAGGCATCGAACTGACGGTCTATCCGAAGCAGCCGAATGAGGTGACGCTTGAAGCTCCGATTAAGGTGACCATCGAGCGCGCCGCTGAGCATGGCGGGACGATCACCTGGTCGGACGTCTACCTCTGCATCAGCCGGCAGCACGAGACGCCGCAGTTCGCGTCGAAGCGACTGCATACGCCGCAAGGGCCGTGCGAGTATTGCGAGCCGTGCGCGGAGTGGGCGCTGAAGATCCACGAGACGCTCGGCTGTCACGTCCACGTCGAGCGGCTGGAGCCTATCGCGACGCTCGTGGACCGGATCCGCGCAGTCGCAGAGAGGCTCACGTCTACGAAGGAGGGCTAGACAGATGGCGGTGACACGCAACGTGAACGTACCAGCTTCGGCGCAGCCGACGATCGAAGGCATGGTCAGGCGGATGCTCGACGCGGTCGACGGGAAGCCGGCGGTGCAGGGCGAACTCGCGACGCTCTACGCCTACTGTCACATCGCCGGCGGCTGCCGCGAGATGCCGGCCGAGACGCGCGCGCGGCGGATCTCGCTCATCGTGCAGGCGGCGCAGACGTTCTTGTGTGGCGAGATCGTCCGCGTCGCGGCGATACCGGATAAGGAGGTCATCGGCCTAACTTCGACGGCGTCGGCGACATGTCACTGACCGCCGACGACTGGTTCGCGGTCCGGGTGCGTGACCTGGAGGCACAGTTGGACCAGCGCGTCCGGCTCGCGAATGATACGCGCCGCATGATCGAAGCCGACGCCACCGACGCGCGCGTCGTCGCGTGGTTCATCGCCATCCACGGCACCGGTCACGGCAGCCGGCCTGGCGTCAGGCGGATCGATGGGCCGCCTGACGCGCTGCCCGACCATGTGCCGCGCCACAACTCCTGACGGCCACACGAATCGCCGAAGCGACGGAACGCGCCGCCCAGTCGCGGCTAACCGCAGTAGCCGTGGACAGACGAGGGACTGCTCGGCACTGCGGTTCAGCCAGGACATATGGACCAACTTACCCGCCGCATCCGGGACAACCGCATCGAAGCGTTATTTAGGGCCGGCGAGACGCACGCGCGCATCGCCGCCGCCGTCGGCCTGACGCGGGAGCGGGTCACTGAGATCCTCAAGGATCGCGGCGTTCCGCGCGCCTCCGGCGGCGCCTCGCAGCGCGCCGCGCGCAAAAAGGTAAACAGGCTCGCGTTAAGGTCATAGCGTCACCTCCGAAACGGTTCTGCGGCCGAACTCGATGCGGGAGCCGCCGTTCTCACCGGGCCGTCCCTTCCACGGCTCAGCGGGACCGGCGGCTCCCGTCGCGTACGGCCAGGACACGAGGCATATGGCGCTGACCCACTATCAGGCATACCAGAACGCCGTCGCTGCTGGCGGGCCGGACCCGCTTGCGGCGACGGGCGTGACCATCTTCAAGCAGTACGACGTCGAGGTCGAAGTCGGAAAGGACGGGACGAACGCGTACGAAGGCCGGCGCGTCAAGTTCGTCATCACCACGAGCGCGCCGGACCGCGAGAACGACGTCGTCGAGACGCCCGGCATCGAGACCAGCAACTTCGAGAAGAACCCGGTCGTCATGTGGGCGCACGACTACCGCCAGTTGCCGATTGGACGCTGTGTCGCGATCGAACGGTATCCGACGAAGATGATCGCGACGGTCGAGTTCGCGCCGGCCGAGATGAACCCGCTGGCGGAACAGGTCTTCCGCATGATCAAGGGCGGGTTCCTGAAGGCGTGCAGCATCGGCTTCCGCCCGCTCGGGTGGGACTACAACGAGGAACGCGGCGGCGTCGACTTCCAGAAGGCCGAGATGCTCGAGTTCAGCGTCTGCCCGATCCCGGCGAACGCCGAGGCGCTCGTCGCCGCGAGCGCGGCCGGCATCGACATCTCCGTCGTCAAGGACTGGGCCGCGCGCGTACTCGCGGAGCCGGCACAGTCACGGCCGGCCGGCGTTGCGGCCGTCGTCATAGACGTCGCGAAGTTCCTCGGCGGCCCTGACGCAGACCCGATCCGCTGGAACCTGGCGCTCCCGAAGTCCTTCGATGTCGCGTCGCAGGAGTTCCCGCCGCTCAGCAAGGAGCAGGACGTCGCCGCGAAGTACGTCGGCTGCGCCATCAAGGAGCTGTACCACCGGCAGGAGCCTGTGATGTCGACGCGCATGGGCGCCTTCCTGTCCGCGCTGGACGAGGTCGTCAGGCACACGGCGGTCGACGACATCCGGAACCTGACGTCCGGCGGCAGCGAGGAGCCGCCGCTCTACGAGCGCATCCAGCTGAACTCGACGCGGACCGAGGAGTTCCTCGTCGACGGCCTGCGGTTCCTGCGCTGGAACAACGTGCGGCTGACGCTCCGCGTGGAACCGCGCTGGTACGGCCTGCAGGTGACGACCTACGCGGCGAGGCAGCACGCCGACGCGGCGCGCGCGCTGCTCGATAAGGCGTTCGCTCGCGCGCGCGAGCTGAACTTCCTCAAGGGCGAAGCGTTTTCACTTTCCGGCGAGTTCCTGACGCGGAGCGCGGAGACGTTCGACGACATCTTCCTCGCAGAGAAGAACGTCGCGGCCGGGAAGCGGCTACGCGACCTCGTCAACGAGCACGGCGCGAACCTCGAGAACCGCGGCGTCATCATGCTCGGCCCTCCCGGGAACGGGAAGACGCTGCTCGGCCGCATCCTGATGAGCGAGGCGAAGGCGACGTTCATCTGGTGCTCGGCCCGTGACTTCTACCACGGCGGCGGCTTCCGCGGGATCGCGGAGGCGTTCGAGATCGCGCGCGAATGCGCGCCGTCGATCATCTTCGTGGAGGACGTCGACAACTACCTCGACGGCTACACGACGGACCTGATGAAGACGGAGATGGACGGCATCGCGCAGTCCAAGGGTGTCGTGACGATCCTGACGACGAACTATCCGGAGCTGCTGCCGAAGGCGCTGATCGACAGGCCGGGCCGGTTCCACGACATCCTCCGCTTCGACCTCCCGGACGCAGAGGCGCGGCTCGCGATGCTGCGGAAGTGGATGCCGGCGCTGAGCGGCGTCGCGCTGCAGGAGACGGTGAAGGCGCTGCACGGCTACAGCGGCGCGCACGTGCGCGAGTTCGTGCGGTTCGCCGGCATCCTCGCCGTACAGGACGGGCTCGCCGTCGCGGACGCGGCGCGGCTGGCGCTGGCGAAGCTCGCTGAGCAGCGCGACCTGATTACGCAGGTGCAGACGCAGGGCAGCCGGTACCGCGGGTTCGACGTCGCCAAGGCGGTACCGAGGTCGGTGGAGACCGTGCCCGCTCAGCTGCCGGTGCACGTCGCGAGGGGCGCCGCGCGGGAGGCGCTGCTCGTCGCATGCGCCACTGCCGCAGATTCGCCGGCCATCCCTGCGCCGTTCTCGCGCGACGCGGCTGGCTGGAAGGCGTTCACGAAGGCGCGGGACAGGTTCGCGCGCAAGTCGCACGAGCCGCTGACGCCGGAGAAGCTGGCCGAGTTCCTCGGTGACTACGGGTTCGAGCCGGAGGCCGCCGTCCTGCGGGACGTGATGGTCACGGACGCTGGCGAGGAGGAAGCGGAGCTGGTCGGCTACCAGACGCTCCAAGCTCTGCTCGGGCAGGCCGCGCAGAGCGTCTCGGACGCCGCGGCACAGGTCGCCGCGCTGGTCGCCGCCGAGAGCGGCGAGGCGGCGGCGGAGACGCCGGAGGCGGAGGCGGTCGAGGAGAACGTCGAGGCGGCACGCCTCAGCGCGGTCGTCGCGTTCGCGACGCAGGGGATCGGGACGCTGCAGGCGGTCTGCGGTCTCGCCTGCGACCTGAACGCAGAGGACGAATACGAAGCCGAGAATCCGCTACTGATGGCGCACGGCGACGGGTCGCTGACGGTGTGGAAGTCCGGCCGCGTCCTGAGCCGCGCGAACGAGACGAAGCTGAAGAACGCGATGGCGCACATGTCCGCCGGGTCGCAGCACGTGCAGGACGTCCTCGACAGCGTCGCGCAGGACGACGGCGACGCCGAGGCGGCCGCGGCCGCGCTCCGGGACGCGGACGTGCTCATGGACGACGCAGAAGCGGACGACGGGATCGTCATCCTGCGCGAGGAGGAGCCTGTCAGCGACGCCCTCGTCGACGTCGCGCCGGAGATGCTGGCGGCCGCGATCAGCGACGCCATCGGGAAGATCGTAGGGGCGGAAGTGCACGCGGCGGTCGCGTCCGCGCGCGGACGCATCGACTAACCGTAGGAACACGAAGGAGAAGCAGCCATGTCGCAGACGATGACGCGCGCGGAATTGGCGGAACTGGTCGCCATAAACGTCCGTGACGCAGTCGGCAAGGAACTGACGGAGAAGATCCGTGCGAACGTCGAGGCGGCCACGGCCGGTCTCCGCGAGAAGGTCACGAGCTGGGGCGAGCGGGTCACCGGCGACGTCGACCAGCGGCGCGTCGGCAAGCAGAAGCGGTGGTCGGTCGAGAACGACCCGTCGATGCCTCAGGACGTGGACACGCGCGGCATCGCGCTTGCCCGCTGCGTCCGAGCGACGGCAGCCGCGCGCGCCTCCGGGCAGGGTCCGGAGTACGCGATGGACGTGCTGAAGATGTGGGGTAACGGCGACCTCGCCGAGGAGTGGGCCGCGGCCCGCGGCAAGGCGATGACGGCAGGCGACGCGACGGCCGGCGGTTTCATCGTGCCGATCCAGTTCGTGCAGGACTTCGTCGCGTTCCTGCGCGCCGCGACGGTCATCAGGCGGCTCGGCTGCCCGACGATCCCGCTGCCGACGGGCACGGCGAAGATGGGCAAGGCGACGGCCGGCGCGAGCGCCGGATACGTCGGCGAGTCCACGAACGCGCCGAAGACGCAGCTCTCCACCGGGCAGCTCACCCTCAGCTTCAAGAAGCTGATGGCGCTCATCCCGGTCTCGAACGACCTGCTCCGCTACAGCTCACCCGGCGCGGACATGATCGTCCGCAACGACCTCGTCGCAGCGATGAGCGTCAGGGAGGACAGCGCGTTCATCCGCGGGGACGGCACGGACGGCTCGCCGCGCGGCCTGCGCTACTGGACTCCCGGCGGCAACATCGTCCAGGCGAACGGGACCGCGTCGCTGCAGAACACGGCGACGGACCTCGGGCAACTCATGCAGGCGCTGATGACGGCGAACATCCCGATGATCAACCCGTGCTGGATCATGTCTCCGCGCTCGCGCAACTTCCTCATGACGCTGCTGACGACGACCGGCACCTTCGTCTACAAGGACGAGATGGCCGGCGGCACGCTCTGGGGCTACCCGTTCGGCGTGACGACCGGCGTGCCGGACAACCTGAACTTCACGGCGGCCGGAAACAACAACGAGTCTGAGATCTACTTCGCCGACATCGGGCAGGGGCTGATCGGCGAGGCGGAGACGCTGACGATCGACGCGAGCCGAGAGGCGGCGTACCACGACGGCAACGCGGTGCAGTCGGCGTGGTCGCGAGACGAGACGACAATCCGCGCGATCGCGGAGCACGACTTCGTCATGCGCTACGACGCGGCCGTGGCCGTGCTCGCCGGCGTGACGTGGAGGCCGGGCAGCGTCTAACCCGTAGGCGTCCTGGCCGTCATGGTGGCGGCCGGTGGCTGAGGATCACTTCGAGGAGAAACAGACATGATCACGCGAGACGTCGGAGAAGTCCGGGTCGTCCCCGCGTTCAACTCCGCCAGCTACGACGCGAGCTGCGGGTCGATGAACGGGGACAGCACCGGCAACCTTGTCCTGGGGTTCATCATCGACCGGCTCGGGCTCGGCCGCAGCTTCAACGCGGTCCTGGTCGAGGCGGACGTGGACGCTGACATCGGCACGTCGACGGCGTCGGACAACAAGGCCGGGTTCATCAGCGCGTGGCTCTTCCACAGCTCGACGACCTGCGCCGCGGACTTCGACCTCTACTCGACGGAGCGGGTCGCGCGCCAGCCGCTCTTCATCTTCGCAGGGCCGAACGCCACCTCGACGCTGACGGGCGGCTACACGGCGACGTCGACGAGCGTCGGCACCTTCGGGACGTTCTCGGCCACGGCGACCGGCAGCGCTCGCGCCGGCTTCGGGGCCGTCTACTCCCTCGCCGGCGCCGGCCGCTACCTGCAGGTCGCGGTCCTGCCGGAGGCGTACGCGTCGAGTTCCGGCGGGACCCGGATGCGCTGCTCGGCGAGCCTGATCTTCGGCGAGCCGGACGACGTCGCGGTGTTCCCGACGACGAGCACCGGGCAGGGCGCCGCGGGATCGAGCAGTGCCTACACCTCCCCTTGGAGGTCGTAGGTGCTCATCGCAGCCGTAGTCGCTGCGCGTCCCCTGCAACTGCAGGGGGCGCGCTACAACGTCGGGGAGGGCATCATGCTCGACCCGACGAACGCCCAGCACCGCGAGGTGCTGGATAGCGGATGGGCGCTGCCTGTGCCAGCGACGGCGGCCGTCGTCGCGCCGCCAGCGCACAAGATGGTCGTCTCGGCGGCCGCCAAATCCCTGGCGCCAGCACCGCCGCGCGGCAAGTCGTAGGGGGGCACATGAGCAGCAACGTGACGGACGCGGTCGTCCCGCAGGGCGTCGAGGGCGTCGATCCGAACCACCCGGCGAAGAACCGGACGATGCGGATCCTCGACGCCGAGCACGGCCTGATCGAGCGGACGCGCGACAAGCTCGCGATCGTCGGCTACGCCAGCAGCACGCGCGACATGGCGCCGTTCGACGACCCGGAGTACGACATCGCCGGCCTGAACCAGATCTACCGGTTCCTGCCGCGCGAGGACGTGCACATGGACATCCATGTCAACTGGGACGAGGAGAACGTCGAAGGGACGGACCATCGCGGATGGATCAGAGACTGCGGCATCCCGGTCCTGATGACGAAGGTCCACATGGACCTCCCGACGTCCGTGGCCTTTCCGGTCGACGCCGTGATCGGCATCGCGACGGACTACCTGACGAGCAGCGTCGCGTTCTACATCGCCTGGGCGATCCATCAGGGGTACAAGCGGATCGACCTGTTCGGAATCGACCTGATCGTCGGGACCGAGTACGAGTTCCAGAAGGCGTGCGCGGAGTTCTGGCTCGGCGTCGCGCACGGCCGCGGGATCCACGTCAACATCCCGCCGCAGAGCGCGCTCCTCCGGCACTCGCACCGGTACGGCTACGAGCGGGAGCCGCAGATCGGCCTCGTCAGCTTCGCGGAGATGGACGCGCGCCTCGGCGGCCTCACGAAGCAGCGCGACAAGCAGCTCTCGCGGCTCTACGCCTTCGACGGCGCGCTGCACGAGAACGTCAAGCACGACGAGTGGAAGGACGACCCGGCGAAGCGGCGCGCGTGGCTGAACGAGCAGCGCAGCGACACGATGGCGCAGATCGCGACGTTCGACGGCGCGCTGCAGGAGGCCGGATATACGCGCGAGCTGTACCGCCTGCGGAGCCGCGGCGCGGCCGTCCCGATCGTGACCGAGTAGCGGACGTCGGCGCGCGCCATGGCGCGCAGGAGGTGACCTGGTGCCACTGCAGACGGCGATGTTCGCGAACCAATTCTCGACCGACATCCTGCTCGCGGCGGCGTCTCCGAACGGCTCGGCGTTCGTGTTCGGCTTCAATTCCACGTACGTCCGGGTCATCAACCTCGCAGAGGTGCCGATCCGGGTCAACCTGAAGTCCACGGCTCCGGCGACGACGGATGACCCGCTGCTCCTGCCTGGCAAGGACATCAGCATCTACGACGTCCCGATCGGCGGCGGCGCTGTGATGACGACGTCGACGACGACGAGCACGGACGAGTCAGGCCACTGGGTGTCGGTTAGCGCGTGGGGGATCTAGGGCATGCCGATCACACGTCAGGTCCCGCGCGTCTTCAACACGACGTCGACCGGCGGCATCGTCACGTCGAGCAGCGGGCAGAACTACCAGCTCGGCTTCCGGCCGCGCGTGATCCAGATCGAGAACCTCGGCGGCTCGCCGCTCTGGATCACGTTCGGCACGACGTGCGTCGCGACGACGAGCGGCCTGATGATCTCGACCGGCCAGACCGGGAGCGTCTTCTACGCCCAGCTCGGGCTCGAGAACGGGCCGCCGGCGATCAGCGGGTTCGAGATCTTCAGCATCGGCGGGACGTCGACGACCACATCGCAGGTCAACATCTGGGCGCTCGGGTAGGGACCGTGAATGATCACCTCAGTCTGCACGACGTCTACCGAGACGCAATTCGCCGCGATCGGGGACCTGATGGTGCTCCTCAACAGTACCGCGTCGTCCTCCGGACTCGACAAGGCGCTGACGGACGCGACGGCGTGGACGGAGCGGTTCGTGACGAACCGCATCGCCGGGTCGATCCGTCGGAGCCTCGTGCGGGAGACGGTCGCCGGCAGCGGGTCGCAGCAACTTATGCTCTCGCGGACGCCGATCCTCAAGGTCGTCCGGATGTTCGACGCGACGGACACAGGGCAGGCGACCGAGTACTGCTCGACGGACTTCCGCATCGAGGACGCGGACGCCGGGTTCGTCACGCTGACGAACAACGCCGGGTTCTCCTGGGACTACGTGCCGGACTATTACCTGGACCGGTACCCGCGGCCGGGGCAGGTCGTGCGCCGGTGGCTCGTCGAGTACGAGGCCGGGTGGCAGCTCGCCTGCTCGTCCTCGACCGGCAAATGGGCGAGCGTGACGACCGGCCGGACGCTGCCGGAGGACGTCGAGCGCGCGGTCCTGCTGAAGGCGGCGGACTTCGCGCAGGGCAGCGTCGGGCAGTCGATCAGCGGGATGCGCGTGGGACCACTCGCGCTGAACTACGCCTCGGAGTCGCTCGACCCGGTCGTCGAGCTGCTGTCGCCGTACCGGCGGGAGGCGTAGGTGCCGGCGATCTCCGTCCGCAGCTTCGCGCCGCTGATGCGCCAGCGCGTGACGGTCAACCCGATCGTCGCGAGCAGCAGCGGGTACGACGACTACGGGAACGCGTCGTACGGCGCCTCGGTCGTATACCAGTGCGCTGTCGTCATGGAGATGAAGCTCGTCACGGACGCGCAGGGGCAGCAGGTGCCGTCCGGGACGCAGGTCTACCTCGCCTCCGCCGCGGCCGTGCGTCCGGAGGACAGGATCACGCTCAGCACCGCCGACGTCGGCAGCACGGAGAGCTACGCGATCAACCCGCGGATCATCTCGGTCCAGCGGTACCCGTTCACGCGCGGGCAGTTCGTGACGTGCATCTACTCGAAGTGACTGCATGCCAGACAACCTGACCATCACCGGCATCGCGTCCGTGTCGGACGCCCTGTATAGGCTCGCGGATTCCATGCTGTCCGAGTCGGCGATCGTGCTGAACGCGATCGCCGAGGCGACCATGACGGACGCGAAGGAGCACACGCCGGTGCAGTACGGCGTCCTGCGGCGCAGCGGCAAGGTCGACACGCATGCGGAGCCGACGCGGCTGCACGCGGTTCTCTCGTTCGGGACCGAGTACGGCGTCTACGTCCACGAGGACCTCCGCGCCAGGCATCACGTCGGAGAAGCGAAATTCCTAGAGAACGCCGTGAAGCGCGCGGCGCTGACGTTCGAGCGCGACGTGGCGGCCGGGCTCGGGGTCGGGAAGGGCCACGCGGCGCCCTCCCCCGGCGGGGGAGGACTGCTGTGATGTCGACGACCTGTCACGCGACGTTCTCAGGGCGGATCGACCCGTCTGTAGACCGGCTGCTCCGCGCCTATGGCGCCGCCATGGCGGTGGCCGGGATCGACGAGGCAGTCGACGAACTCCTGGCGCGCGTCGTGACGCCGCACCGGCTGCTGACGATCAAGCACGACGGCCCGTGCTCCTTCTCAATGGCGCTGACGCCGTTCGCGGAGCTGGCGCTGCGGCAGTCGATCCACATCGCGCAGGACGGCGCGCTGGACGGCGCGACGAAACTGCGCCGGGTGCGCGAGACGCTCGCGCTGAGCGGGTTCTGATGGATGGCCGGCATCGAGGACGACCTGGCGGACTTCCTATCAACCGGTGGGATCTCGACGACGATGTTCAAGGACTTCCTGCCGGAGCGGCCGGACGAGGCGCTGCAGATCCTCCGGACCGGTGGATACCCGCCGGTGCACCGGATGTCGGCGACGGCCGGGAACCCGGTCGAGGAGCGGCCGACGGTGCAGATCCTGCGACGGTCGCAGTCGGTCCAGCGCGCGCTCGCGGAAATGAACGTCATCTGGCGGATGCTCGACGGCGCCGGGGACGTCACGATCAACGGGACGCGGTACTTCTGGGTCGAGGCGATGCAATCGCCGTTCCCGTTCCCGCGCGACGAGACGAACCGGGCGCGGATCGTCTGCAACTTCATGGCGTGCAAGGCCGTGACGACGGCCACGTCGACGTAGCGAGGGGCTGAGATGGCGACACTGGACTATCGCGATGCGCGCATCTATGTCGATGGCTACGAGCTGTCAGGGGACTTCGACACGCTGAACGTCGCGCTCTCGGCCGAGACGCTCGATGAGACGAGCATGGGCGACACGACGCGCATCCGCAAGGGTGGCCTGACGGTCGCGGATATCGACGGATCAGGGTTCTGGGACGGCGCGGCAGGGCACGTCGACCAGCTCGCGTTCGGGATCGTCGGCACGGACGATAAGATCATCACGGTCTTCGCGAACGGGCTGACCGAAGGGACGGCGACCGACAAGGGGTTCTCGTTCAAGGGCGTGCTGAACAAGTTTAACCTCAAGGGCACCGTCGCGCAGTTGCTCGCCTTCGACTTCGGCGCGAAGGGGAGAGGAATCGAGGCATGATCCTCAGGTCAGTACCGCTGAAGGACGCCACGCAGGTCGCGCTCACGAGCTGCGGGCAGGGGACCGTCTTTGACGTCGGCGGCGTCTGGGCCGGGAAGAAGGCGTACGCCGGCCTGCACATCCTCAGCTCGTCGACGGGCGGATTCAAGTGCCGGATCCTCTCGAACAGCTCGTCCGGCTTCACCGGCGGCAACCCGGGGACCGTCCGGTTCAACTTCACGTGCTCGGCGGCGCGCGCGGCCGAGTGGCTGAACCCGCTGTCGACGTCGACGATCACGTCGACGGACCAGAAGTTCTGGCGCACGATCTGGGAGATGACGACAAGCGGCGAGAGCTACAAGGCGCTCCCGTTCATGGGCATCCAGTAGAGGAGAAGATACCGTGGCGACACTCCACTTCCGCAACGCGAACCTCCAGGTCAACGGGGTCGACCTGAGCGCAGACACCGACTCGATCGCCCTGAACTACAGCTCGGAGATGCTGGACGAGACGGCGATGGGCGACACGACGCGCATCCGCAAGGGCGGCCTGCTCGTCTGGTCGATCGACGTGAATTTCCACCAGGACTTCTCGGCCAGCCATCCGGACGGGACGTTGTTCTCGCTGATCGGGACGACGGTCTGCGTCGAGTGCAGGCCGAACAACGTCTGCTCGACGACGATCAACCCGATCTACTCCGGCGTCGGCATCCTGGAGAAGTACAACCCTCTGGGCGGCAAGGTCGGCACGCTGCTCGACGCGCCGATGACGATCCAGAGCGCCGGAACGCTCTCGCGGAATACGACCGCGACGTAGCCGATGCCGACGTTCGGATCCCTCTACACGGGGCTCGGCGGGTTCGACTGCGGGCTCGTCAAGGCCGGCTACCGCTGCCGCTGGCAGGCGGAGACGGACGCCGACTTGCGCGCGCACCTCGCGCGCCGGTTCCCGGACGCGCGGCAGCACGAGAGCGCGGCGGCGGCGAGGAGCGACGAGATCGCGGACGTCGACCTCGTCTACGCGGAGATCCCGCTCGGGTCATTCGGGCCGGAGTGGGCGATGCCGGCCGTCGAGGTCGCGCTCACGCGCGCGTCCTGGCTCCTGCTGGACGGCTCTCCGGCGCCGTGGCTCGAGATCGGGGCGCCGAGTGTGCAGCTGATCGCGCACGGCTGGCGCGTCTCCTACCGTTACATCGTCTATGCGACGGACGGGCCGACCGGCCGGTCGC